GTGGAACATCTGGAAGTAGTGGTACATCGGGAACTTCTGGTACTTCGGGAATATCTGGAAGTAGTGGTAAAGATGGAACTTCCGGAACATCAGGAATAAGTGGTTCAGCTGGAAGTAGTGGAACATCAGGAACTTCTGGTACAAGTGGTACATCAGGAGTAAGTGGTACATCGGGAATATCTGGTTCATCTGGTACATCTGGAATAAGTGGAACAAATGGAAGTGCTGGTACATCGGGAATATCTGGTTCAAGCGGTTCATCAGGAACTTCTGGTACATCGGGAACTTCTGGAACTTCTGGAACTTCTGGTACATCCGGTTTAACAGGAGCTGGTGGAGGTTCTGGTACTGCAGGAAGTGGTGGTTCATCTGGAAGTAGTGGTACAAGCGGTACAAGTGGAACATCAGGAACTTCTGGTACATCAGGAACTACGGCAACGGCTGGAAGTGGAGGTACTGCTGGTACTGCAGGAACTTCGGGAACATCCGGTACATCGGGAACTTCTGGTAGTACGGGTTCATCAGGAACTTCTGGTACAAGTGGTTCATCGGGAACTTCTGGTACATCAGGAACAAGTGGAGCAACAGGTTCTACGGGTAGCGCAGGTTCATCGGGAATTAGCGGAACATCTGGCACAAGCGGAACATCTGGCACAAGTGGAACATCGGGAACATCTGGTACATCAGGAGTAAGTGGTTCAGCTGGAAGTAGTGGAACATCAGGAACATCTGGTACATCAGGAGTAAGTGGTTCGGCTGGTACATCAGGAGTAAGTGGCTCAGCTGGAAGTAGTGGAACATCGGGAACATCTGGTACATCAGGAGTAAGTGGTTCAGCTGGAAGTAGTGGAACATCAGGAACATCTGGTACATCAGGAACATCTGGAACAAGCGGTTCTGCTGGTAGTGGTGGTTCATCGGGAACGTCTGGTACATCAGGAACTTCTGGTACAAGCGGTTCTGCTGGTAGTGGTGGTACAGCCGGTACATCGGGAACTTCTGGAACTTCTGGTACAAGCGGTTCATCGGGAACTTCTGGAACATCAGGAACAAGCGGTTCATCGGGAACATCTGGAAGTAGTGGCACATCAGGAACTTCTGGTACAATGGGAACTGCTGGTAGTGGTGGTTCTTCAGGAACTTCTGGAACAAGCGGAACATCTGGAAGTAGTGGAACATCTGGAACATCTGGCACAAGTGGGTCATCTGGAACTTCAGGAACTTCTGGTACATCCGGAACAAGTGGTTCATCGGGAACTTCTGGTACAAGTGGTACATCAGGAACATCTGGTAGTGGTGGTACATCTGGTACATCTGGTTTATTAGCATTAACTGGTACAACAAATAATGGTGTAATCACATTAAATGGGACAGCTCCTAACGGAACTGTTGAAGCAAATTTAACTTTTGATGGTACTACATTAACTGTAACTGGTAACGCTACAATTAGTGGTGACCTTACTGTAAGTGGTACAACAACATATATTAATACAACAACTCTTAACATAGGTGATAATATTATTACACTTAACGCAGATATTGGAGCAGGAACTGCACCAACTCAAAACGCAGGTATTGAAGTTAAGAGAGGCTCATCCGCAACAAAAGCATTTTATTGGGATGAAGCAGCTGATAGATGGTATGCTGAAGATGGACTTTATGTAGCAGGTAATGTAGTTCTTAGTGGAACTATTGATACTGGTATAGGAGCAACTGAGGTTTATTTAATGGACCAAAATGTTAGAACAACAGATTCTCCTACATTTGGAACACTTAATATAACAAACGCTTCAAACGCAATAAATTTCAGTAATACATCTGAAGCTATATTAGAGCATACTGGAAATTCTACACCTGTTGCATTTGATATGAGAAAGGGTGGAACTTCATTTAGTGATGATGGTGGGTATGGTACATTGCACTTAACAAGAACAAACCATAATAACTCCGCAACATCAGTAGGTTCTAATTTACATTTTAGATTAAAGGATAGTGGTGGTACGATACAAGAGTATGCTGGTATTGGTGGTAGAAAAACTGAAGCTGGTGCAGCTGGAGGCGCATTATATTTTTATCGTTATAATAGAACTGTATTAGGATATTGGGATGCAAACGGATTATATGCATCAACTTTTTATGATTATGATAACTCAGCTTATTATTTAAATCCTGCTAGTACATCTAACTTAAATGCTTTAGTAGCAGGTGGTACAAATAACGGAGCAGTAATTTTCTATCGTTCATCAAATCCATATTCAATTGGAGGAACTGATGCAGTATTAACTGTTTCCGATAGAAGTGGTGCTGACTGGGGTATTTTTGTTGATAAGACTGGATTTGATTATGGTATTTATACAACTGTAGCATCTGGCGCTACTTATGCACTTGCTGTTAATAATGGTAGTAGTTGGGTATGGAGAGTAGATGGAGCTGGTATATTATATTCAAATAGTATATATGCACCACTTTATTATGATAGTGATAACTCAGCATATTATTCAAACCCTGCAGGCAATTCCAATTTAAACGAACTTACAACAAACGGAATATTTACGGCATATGGTACTGGTGCACCATTTATGAAATGGCAAAATACGGCAGCAGCTGGATATCTATTATTAGGATTATACAACGACCAGGGAACACAAAGAGTTTGGTTTGGTTTAGGTGGGAGAACGCAAACATTTGGTTCATATGCAGCATATTCACAGGATGGTTTATCTATGAATTTAGATGGAGCTGGTGCAATTAATATATCAAATAGAGGTACATCTAAAAGAATTAATTTAAATACAGGAGCAGAAGGTAGTTCTAATTTTACAACATTAAGAATAGATAATCAGGGTGTTTATGTAACTCCGGATTCATTAACTGGTGGTATGTATTCACCAATTTATTATGATTCAAACGATACGAATTTTTATTTAGACCCAAATAGTACGTCTAGAGTAAATTCACTTCAAGCTAGAAACTTAGGTGGTGCAACTCTTAACATTGTAAGTACTGATGTTGGTGTGAACGCTACATTAGAAGCAATAACATTTATAGATAATTCAATTGTTCAAGCGCATGCATCAACTGGTAACGGTAATTCTTCAAATTGTTATAACTGGTACACTACTGAATTAATTGATATAAATCCTGAAAAGGATTACGAATTTAGTGTTTGGGTAAGAAGTACAGGTAATGATAACTTATATGTAGGTTGGTATGAGCAAGATGTAAATGGAACTACACTTACATCAAATCCTTACTTTCATACTAACCCAATAAATACCGGTGGAACTTGGATTAAACTTACGCATAAATTAAAAAGTTGGAGAACTCCTTCTGGACAAGCAAATTCAAATGGTGTTGATAGATATGCATCATCAACATCAACATTGGTTGATATTACTAACACAAACGCAGATGGTGTAATGCACTCAAATGCAAGAAGAGTGCACTTAAGATTTGGTACCTGTTATGGTAGTGTAAATGGTAGTAAAACATATTTCTATTTACCTGCAGTTAGAGAAGCATCTTATCAGGATGTTCAACAACAAATAATAATACCTTATTATAATGGTAGTTCATATGGTGGAAAATTAAGATTTGGATATAACGATTGGGGTTATTTTGGAATTGGTATGTATGGTGCTGCTGGAGAATTCCGTATGAGTTCTGATACTGGTGATTTAAACTTAAGAGTAGATGGTTGGGTGATTGCACACAATTCTATGCAAACTCCAATACTTTATGATTTGGACAATACAGCATTTAGAATAGATGGTAATGGTACATCTCGTTTGACAACCCTAACTACCGATGGATATATGGCAGTTGGTATGACTGATACAACTGGATATATGAGTGGTACTAGAGGAGTATCAATATATCATTCAGCAAATCCAGCAGTAGGATTCCGTAACGATAGTAGATACCATTTATGGTATGCTAGTGGTAACAATATGGTCCTATGGAATAATGTTTATGGTGATGTAATGAGAGTTATCAACAACTATACGGAAATGGTTGGTTCGGCAAGAGCACCTATTTTCTATGATTTGGATAATACTGCATATTATGTAGACCCAACTGGTACTACTAATATAAGCATTCTTAATATGAATAATCGTATCATCACAAATAGAAATACAATCTATTTAGCAGGTGATAATGATTACAACCACGCAATTGGTAACTCATTACAAACATTCAATGGTTCAGCTGATGGTGAAACTTTCTATGGTTGGCATTTTATAAACTTGCATGCTAGACAAGTTGGTAGGTCTGGTTTATTAATGCGTGAAAATGGATACATTGGTATAAATAATATTACAAATCCTCAATATGGATTGCATACATCTGGAACATCGTATTCTGATGGTGATAAGAGAGCACCTATATTTTATGATTCAAATGATACAACATACTATATTGACCCTAATACAACTGGTGTATCTGTAAGAGTAGCTGGGCAAATTTGGTCTGGACAATCTAATAGTAGAAGTGGTGATATTGGTTTGGTATTAAATGATGGTTCTGTATTAGTAAGAGCAAGTGGTGATAACTATCATAAAATGTGGTACTATGATGGTATTGCATTTGGAACTAACAGTGCACATGGACACTTCCGTTTTTATGGTGAAACTAATACTCAAAGAAATAATAGTACTGGTGGTGCAAATTTATGGTTTGATATAAACGCAACAAATGGTGTGGCAATATCATATGGTGATATGAGAGCACCTATTTTTTATGACCAAAATAATACGGGATATTATGTAAATCCTGATGGTACAACAAACCTTGTTTATTTAGTTGTTGCAAACGGAAACTCTATTCAACATAATGCATATAATAACAATGGTTCATATATGATGAACAACGCATCTACCTATTGGGGTATGATGAGTAACGTATCTACAAATGACTGGAGATTAGGATATGGTGGAGGTAACTCTATTGTTGGTTGGAACTTAAGATGGGATAATGGAAGTACGGCTTGGGCACAAAACTTCCAAGCTAATATAATGTATGATGCACAAAATACAGGATATTTTGTAGACCCTAATGGACGTTCTCGTTTATCATCAATGGATTATGGCAATGGTTCATACTATTTAGCAGGTGGTGATTGGGGTTATCGTCATAACACTCCATATGGTTGGATTCAATTTGGACCAGCTAACTCTGGACATGCTCACATTTATACTGATAGAGGTAACTTCTACTTTAATGTGTATGAGATGTATTTGAACGGATATAGAGTTCCAATGTATGGATATAATGTTGGTGGAAGTTTATACGCAAATGTGTACTATGATTCTGACAATACTGGATACTATATGGACCCAACTTCAGATTCAAACTGGAATGGTTTAACATTATATGGTAAAAATAGAATTGGATTAGCGGCAAAAGAAAATTATAGAAGAAGTGATTATACAGGAGATAGTAACCACTGGACAGGTGCAAGAGGATGGGGTACGACTTCATTCAATGACCAAATGAACTGGGGTTCTGGTTGGGGTGATAGCTGGGGTAGTATTGGACAATCTCCTGGGGATACTTCTCACTATTTAACGGCACAAGTATATCACTATTCTTATTCTGGATATGGATATGGATGGCAGTTGACGGGTGGTGTTACCGATTCATTGTGGTGGAGACATAGCTGGCCATACCCTGGTGGTTGGTTTAAAATTGCTATGTATGATAATAATGCATCCGCAGGTGGTGCATTATGGGCAGGTATATTCTACGATTCAAATGATAGTTCATTCTACTTCAATGGAAATGGTACGACTAGATGGCAGGGTACTGATGATTACTCTAAAATGAGAATTGGTTTAACTGCAAAAGGTAACTTTAGAAGAAATGATTATACTGGAGATTCTAACTATTGGGTAGGTTCAATGGGATGGGGTACAACTGACCTTATTTCAGTATTTACTTGGGGTAGTGGGTTCTTTGATACTTGGAGTAACCCCGCTAACCAACCTGCAGGTACATCTCACTGGACTGGAGTTCAAGCACTTCACTATGTGAGTGGATATAATAGTGGATATGGATGGCAATTAGTTGGTGGACCTATTAATGGTGCATGGTGGACTTCTTATTGGAGTGGAAAACGTCCTTGGTATAAGTTGGCAATGTATAGTTTGAATGAATACTCAAGTGATTTTTGGGCATCAATTTATTACGATTCCAATGATAGTGGATATTATATGGACCCTAACTCAACCTCCCAAGCCGCAATGCGAATTAGAGGTGGTATGTTTATGGGACCTAATCCAACGTGGGGTGCTTATTTTAGAGTGGGTTCTGATAATAGACCTGATGGATACGCATCTGTTACTGCGACAAATGGTAACTTACACTTAGATTGTCAAAATGGATATGAAACTTATATCAATCACTATAATGGAAATAGAACGTATCTTTATGAAATAAGAACAAACTTTATTTACGATAGAGATAATACTGGATATTATTTAGACCCGAATGGAGATTCTCAATTTAACCAAGTATATGCAAATGGATGGTTTAGACCTCAAGGTGCAGTTGGTGTATATTGGCAATCTTATGGTAGAGGTATATGGGCTCCTGATAACTCTGGTTCTCCATATGGTAACGTAGCAACTTATGGTGGTGGTAGAAACGGATGGTATGGATATGCGATAGATAGTACACACTGTTTGATGACTACAACAGGTGATAACTTTGGATTACATGATAACCGATATAGTTGGATTTGGTATTGGGATGGTGGGGCATTTAATGTGTATAGAGGATATTCATATTTCAACCAATCAGCACGTTCTCCTTTATTCTATGATAGTGATAATACTGGATTTTATTTCAATACTGATTCTAGAATATCTTATTTAAGTAATACAAATGGCGGATTCTCCGAAGATGGTGGACAGTTTATGTTTAACTCAACTAGAGGATATTATAATCACTATACAAACTCACCACCATTACAATGCTTCTCATATGGTAATAATGCAGCATTTATGTCTTTCCATAAAAGTTCGCATTATGCTATAAATATGGGATTGGATGGTGATACTGTTTTCCGTATGGGTGGCTGGTCTGCACAAGCATGGTTTTCTCAATATGATATGAGTGGTAACTATTATATTAGAGGTGGTATATACCAATACTATTCAGATGAAAGATTGAAAAATATTTTGGGAAGAATACCAAATGCATTAGAAAAAATTTCACAAATAGATGGTTTCTATTATAAAAGTAATGAATTAGCATTTACAGCAGCTGGATATGATGATAATTATAAACTTCAAGTAGGTTTATCGGCTCAGCAAGTTCAGAAAGTTTTACCTGAAATTGTTTCAATAGCTGGATTTGATACTCATTTTCCTGATCCTGATGACCACTCAATTATAACTTCAAAATCTGGAGAAAACTATTTGACTATTCAATATGAAAAAATAACTCCTCTTTTAATTGAGGGTATTAGAGAATTGAAAGATGAACTTGATGAACTTAAAATTAAAGTAGCAGAATTGAGAACTGAAGTAACTGATTTGGAAGAACTTAGAGATAAAGTAGCTCAATTGAGAATTGAAGTAGATACGCTAAATGCGTAATTATTTAAAAAAACAAAATTAACATATTTATAAGAAATAAAATAAATTTATTATGGGATATACATTTGATTGGAAATTAACAGCATTAAGAAAGCAACAAAGCGCTAATGTAGAAGATGCGGTTGTGGGTACACAATGGAAATTAACAGCAACAGATGAAGATGGATTTTCTGGAGAATTTACCGGAGCAACACCATTTGATTTAAATGCAATTAATACAGGAAGCTTTGTACCTTATAGTGAACTTACCGAAACAATGGTTTTGGGTTGGGTTAAAAATTTAGTAAGCGGTTCATCGGCTTATAATTACATGCCACATATAATGCAGCAAATACAAAAAGAGATTGACAAGAAAAAATGGTCTAGAATCGATGTAAACGAAACTGATTTACCTTGGTCACCAACTTCTGGAAGTGGTGTTACTCCTGATGGAGCAACATTACCAACAGCAGAAATGCCATAGTATAATTAACTAAAACTAAATTATAAATGTCCAAAGTGCAGATTTAATAATAAATTTGTGTTTTGGACATTTTCTTTATATTTATATGAGTATTAATGTAAGTAATTACTAATACGCAATTAAAACACAAATAGAAGAAACAAAATGTCAGAAAGAATCGTATCACCCGGCGTTTTCACAAGAGAAAATGATTTATCCTTCTTAGCACAAGGAGTAGGAGAAATTGGAGCAGCAATTATAGGACCTTTTAAGCAAGGACCTGCATTCATTCCAACAATTATAAGAACTCAATCAGAGTTTGAGGATACCTTTGGTACTCCAGATGGAACTTATTATAGTGAGTACGCAGTACAAAACTATTTAAGAGAAGCAGGGCAAGTAACTGTGGTAAGAGTAGGTGGTGTTGGTGGATACCAACAAGTAGCACCTTTAGCAATATTCGCATCAGGTTCATCAGCTCAATCAGTAGGTACTAAATTAATTGGCTTACTACATTCAACTAAAGTAGGTAATGAAGGAGTTGGTTTTACTGGAGCAACCGTTGTTAGTGATGACTCAACTGATGGTTCATTTGTAATTAACACATTAACTGCTGGAGTAAACGTATCAGCATCAATATTATCATCAGCAACAAATGATTTATCAGATGTATTTGGTGAATCTCCATTTGGAGCAAAAACAGCATACGCATATTCATACTTTGAAAATATGGCTGGATACTATACTGGTTCTGCTGGAAACAACATTGTAATAACTAGAGTGGTATTACCAACGCAAGATTTTGCATATAATACAACTGAAGCGCAAACACCAATGGTACAATCTCAATTGATTAGTGGTGAAAGATACGACTTATTTAACTTTGTGACTTTAGGACATGGTGATACTTACAATACAAAATATAAAGTAGGTATTTCAAATGTTAAAGCAGCTGGTGAAGATGGAGCAACTGATTATTCTACATTTACTGTAACAATTCGTTCATATAGTGATACTGATAAGAGAAAGAGTGTAATAGAAACATTTAATAATGTAAACTTAGATGCAGCATCTCCTAACTATATAGCTAGAAGAATTGGTGACAGATATAATACAATTGATTCTGATGGTAAAATAACTGAAAATGGCGATTACTCAAACAAATCAAAATATGTAAGAGTAGTTGTATCAGCAGCAGGTTCATTCCCAATATCAGCAGCACCATTTGGACATGGAGCATATACAAATCCAATTAAAGCAACAAATAACGCAGAATCACTTTTAATACCTGCAGTAACATATCAAACTAATTCAGTTGGTAACTCATCATCATCTCCATTATATTTTAGTGGATTTGACTTTGAAACTACTGGTGTTAAGACAGATAATGCACAATATCTAAAAGCAATTCCTGTAAATGCAGAAACTGGTTCTAATGTTGCTTTCGCATTTGATTCACAATTATCATATGTAATGACTGGTTCGGCATCAACTGATATGGTTAAGAGACAATTTGTATTAGCATTCCAAGAAGGTTTTGATGGTATGAATCCAACTGTAACTAAAGCTAAAGCTGGTGATACTGATTGGGGTAATGCAAATACGCAAGGATTTAATTGCGCATCTTCAACATCATCTGGTTCAGTAGCATACACTAAAGCAATTAACGCAGTATCTAACCCTGATGAGTGGGATATCAATATGGTAGTAACACCTGGTATTGTAAGAAGTTTACATCCTGCAATTGTAACAAAAGCAATTGACATGGTTGAAAGTAGACAAGATGCATTTTATATCGCTGACTTCAATGATTATGATGATACAATAACTGAAGCAACTGAGCAAGCAAACGCAGTTGATTCTAACTATGTAGCAACTTACTATCCTTGGGTTAAGACAATAGATACAAACACAAACAAATTGATGAGTGTTCCACCATCAGTATTAATGCCCGCTGTTTTCGCAGCTAACGATAGATTAGCAGCAGAATGGTTCGCACCTGCTGGTTTGAATAGAGGTGGTATCACTGGAGCAGTTAGTGTATTGAATAGATTAACACATTCTGAAAGAGATACTTTATATGAGAACAAAGTAAACCCAATCGCAGCATTCCCTGGACAAGGTATTGTAGCATTCGGACAAAAGACATTGCAAGATAAGGCATCAGCTTTAGATAGAATCAATGTTAGAAGATTACTTATCGTTCTTAAGAAGTTTGTAGCATCTACATCTCGTTATTTAGTGTTTGAACAAAATACATCTTCAACTAGAGCAAGATTCTTAAATACGGTTAATCCTTATTTAGAAGCTGTACAACAAAGACAAGG